TAAAGGAAAATCTAAAGATAATTCATTACTATAAAATTGTCTTAATAGTTCAATACAATCTATTACGCCATATTCATGTTTAAGACCTAAATATTGTTGTACCATTCTGCGAACTCTGGATATACAGATTCAAATGATTCATTTCTAAATAAATCACTTTTTGAATTGCGTTTTTTAAAGGTGTTATCTAAATTACTATCATCACTACTATTCATATATCTTAAAGAATCTAAAATAGTATTTATTTCATAGTCTGTTAAATTTTTTATTGTATATATCTCTTTTTTATATTTAGAAATTATGTAACTTTTAAGAGTTTTTGGCAAAACTGTAGTTGATAAATACCTTGGATGTACTAAATTTGTAATATTAAAAGACTTATTAAGAGATTTTATCCACCTAATAAGATCAAGATTACTGCTTATTGAATATATATTGCTTACTAACGAATAGGTATCGATATATTTTGAAAATAGAATACTATTTTGTTTAAACAGCTCTAGATCTAATCCTTTACGACCATACTCTGCTTGTTTACCAAATCCTTCTATACTAGGCCATAAAGATACTTTTTTAAAGTGTTTCCAAAGTTCTTCTAAATCATACCCTTTGAAGCTACCTTTATAAGATAAGTTAGTATTATAGCTCAACTCTATATTTTTTGCTAGATCGTGTATTATTAATAATTTTAACATTTTATAATGACCTAGTTGAACAAAAGGCTCTCCACCAGCAAAGTATAACACTCTAATATAGTCTTTAATTTGGTTAAGATCTTTCCAAAAGTCTTCACTGTTTGTCCAATGATCATAATGATTTGGAGCATCTTTATCTAAAATTCCTAAATACTTATCTTCTTTTGACCAAGAAGAAGAAGCATACGAACCGCACATTCTACAACTAAAATTACACAAGTTACCAAATCTAAAATCTAGATATATAGGAGAATGCGATACAGATCCATCACTGTGTGTTTTATTGTATAATTTTTCATATTTTTGAAATTTGCTGTTCATCTTTTGTCTGTGACTTTCAATACCCTCTCGCTCCCAATCGTAACAAACTTGACAGTCTTTTACTGGAGTATTTGAAAGCATTGATCGTCTGGCAGATTTTATATGTTCAGAATTAAAGGCTTGTAAAGGAGATAGTCCTTTGCCAAAAAGATTACCGTTATTGTTTAAAGTAAAACAGCATAAACCATATTCACCTGATAAGTCACCATATTGATGAATCCAGGGAAGTATGCATTTAGTATCTTTAGGCACGTGGAATTGTTCTTCCTGTTGCAGGAAAACCTCCAAAATGAATTTGGTTATTTCGAAGGGTGCAAGAAAGAATAGACTTGCCACAAATATCACCGCTCGAATCTGCGGCTACTTGATTATTTGCAGCTATTGGGTTAGTATTTGCTGTGAGAGAAGTTCCAGGAATTGTTCCCCCTCCAGGACCAGGATACTGACATTCAGCTCCCTTATATGTCCATTGACAAGTATTTTTATAATATTTACGTTTTGGGGTGATCAATTTAAAATACTGTAACCATGAAAGGAGACTAAATGTAGCAACAGAGTCATTTAGCTTTTCAAGTTGATCAATTTTAAATTTATCTTCAATATAAGATTCAGAATCAGCTTCATTATTTATGATATATATGGCAGAACCCAAAGCTGTATTTGCTTCAAGTTCGTTTGAAAGATACAAAAAGGAATTTCTCTCAATTGATTGTATGGTAGCTTCAGTATCTCCTGCAGAAGATTTAACGTTATCACCTACACGATAGGGAAGAGCGTTATAAACCTCAACTACATTTGCGTTAACAGATTGAACCGAGCTATATTCTGGCCAATAGTCTAAAAAATTAGCAAAAGTAGTTTTTATCTCAACTATGCCTCCGAGTAAATCACGAGAATCTAGTTTTTGTTCTACCCAAGTACCTCCAACTGAAAGTGTTTCAGTTCTAGTAAATGATGCGTTTGCTGAACCATAAGTTGAGTCTACTAAAGATTGAGAAAAACTTAACCCATTAGCTCTAGCACGAGTTAAAGAATCAAAAGCTTCTTCTCCTACAGATCCTACATCTGATGGATCAGCATTTACTGTTCGAGGATCTATGCCGTGAACAAATTCACCATTTACAAGGGCTACAACTGAATTAGAAGAGTTATTTCCAGCAATAAAAGGGTCTTCTACAAGTCGTGTTATAGTATTGTCCACATTAAAAACATCAATAGTAATCTCTTCAATTGTTCCTTCAGAACCTTGAGAAATTGTTGACGAATTTACAGGAAAAGGTATATAAGTTGTTCCACCATATGCTACATTATAAGATATGTCAGAGGTTAGATCTCCTACAATCTCTGCAAAACGAAGAGGAAAATCATTAGGCCAAGCTCTGCCTTCTCCTTCGCCTGTTGGATTACCAGCTGCATTAGGAGGATACCATTCTCCAGGATAGTAGATAGAATATAAACGAACAACTGGATTTTGAGAAAAAGCATTCTTTTCAGCTTTAAAAGCACTAGGAGAGATAGCAGAAACTGTAGCAGTAGCTGTGGTTACGTTTCCTGAATATACATTGCTCAAAAAGGTATTTGCTGTAGTAAGAAGACCATCACCTCCAGAAGCAGTGGTAGTAGTAATAGTATTAGACTGAACTACTTCTGAAGAAGAAAATTCTTGTTGAAGATTGTTAAGTTTTACTTTTAACTGATTTGAAATAGTATCAACGTTAGCAATAATACCCGTTGTTTCTGTGGTAACGCCAATGAGAACATTGGTAGTTTGAAAGCCTGATGCGTCATCAACAGTTAATACAACATCATACGCACGTGCGCTCATTAGTCAAATACCTCTTGAAGTGTGAAAGATACCGTATAAAAGTTATCTATAAGACGAGAACCTGTAGAGAAGGTTTGTTCAACAGAAAGGGGGCCTGCAAATCTTGTAGTAATTGTACCAGTTTCATTAATATGTGACAAGTCAAAAGTGAATGATTCAAATTCTCCGCTTCTAGCATTGTAAAAGTTCTCTATGGCTGTTTTTTCAACACCAGTTATTGCTGTATATGATAATTGATAGTTACGCTTAGAGCGACGAGACTTTAAACGACGTTTTTCATAACCCGCTTGAGAGGTAAATGTAGTAACATCAAATGTTCTTTGTGACTCAATTCCATTATCTGGTTTGCGATCTGCCATTGAAGTAAAACGATCAAGAGTCGAAATAGGTGAATCAAACACTCTGATAGAAAGGGTATCATTTTGATCAACGGCTCCAAGCGGAGCTCCAGATTGAACGGTAAGCAGTGAAGTATTATCAATAGGTTGAATTGATTCAGAACGATAACGAGCTGCATGAACTAGGCGAGCAAAAGATACATTACCTGTTAAAAGTTCTGAACCTCCTACTGTTGCTGAACCAAAAGTTACATTACCACCAGTTGCTTGGTTAGCTTGCATTTCTGAATAAGAAACGTTTAAATTGTTTACATAAAGTCTTAAATTAGCAAAGTTTGAATCATAAGAAACTGCAACATGGTAATTAGATCCGCCATTAGCATTACCACCATAGATTTCTGTAATTTCTCCAGCAGTACTCATCACTAAACCAATATTTGAATTTGAACCAACTAAACGAAGTACATAATAATTGGTAGCATCTCCATATCTTGCAAATAGAGTTTGGTTTGAACCCATTGTAGCACCTGTGTCAGGACGAACCCAAGTATCATAGGTAAATGAACGATCTTGTAAGTTAAAGTCATCAGAAGACGCAATGTCTAAAACATCATCTACTCCATCAAAAGTAATAAAAGTATCTGTTCCATAGGTAGCGTATGCAGCGGCTCCACCTGTTTTAAGAACTGTGTGAGCAGATTCGCTTTCATCTGTCACATTTGATGAAAAATTTAAGAGTAGTTTTGTGGCTCCATTATCTGCGATATCAATACCGTTTTGACCTAAAACAGCTGAAGGCCAGATGTATGCAGTATCTTGCTGATAAACACCTGAAACATATACTTGAAAGTCTGATAAAGAAGCAACGTTAGTACTAGCTGGCATTGCAAAGGAAATAGTACTTGCATTAATTAAATAAGTATTCCCATTAATAACTTCAACTGCAGTATTTGAATACTCTTGAGCACGAGCAGAAAAAGTAGAACGAATTGTTCGTAGCTTTGAAGGTATTGATACAGTCTGCAGTGTAAGATTTGATGAATTTGGTGCTGTAACAAAAGTTACTGTAGCTCCAGAATTAGATACCGAATATCCTGTAGTAGCTTGTGTTACACCATCAGCAAAAGCTAACACCTCACCTGAATGTTCTGCTGTTCCCGAAAGATTGAACACAGTTTCTGCTCCAGTGCTA